TAATAGAAGATTAGATGGTGCGATTCGCAACGCTCAAGATATTGGAGATATGACAGGCACTCGTGGATTGATGGATCGCACTGGGACAATTGCTGAGAAAGTACAAAGGCGAAATGATGTCTTAAGACAGTATATGCGTGATGCAGGTATGTCTGGTGCTGATGAAAGTATGAATATGTATGGTAAACCTATGGGAGATCAATCGAATTTAACTTCCCCGGATTATAAACGACAAACTATTGCCCAACTTGATCTTTCTTCTAAAGATCAAGCACTATCTAGATTTAATAAATCGAGTACTCAACCTGATCCTATCATCATAAATAACCAAACTGGGGAAGACGGGTCACCTGATATTCCTTTATCTCACATTTCAAATATGGGAGACTCTGGACTATCTTTACTTTATCCTTCTCCTGCTTGATGTATGAATAATAAAAAACCTTATGCGTCATCCTGTACAGTAAAACAAATTTCAATTTGGAAAGCGGGATCCGAATCAGATAAACCATGGGCCAACTTAGTGGGTATGGTTAGTAAATTGCAATACCATGAGGATATATTTTATCCGGCGTTTAGTGCAACGATGGTTGTTGTTGACAATCAAGAGGCACTAATATCATCAATGCCTATTCAAGGATTTGAGAAAGTGGTTTTTGAAGTGGAAGATGTCAATAATAAAATTTACTCTTATGAATTTAGAGTTTGGAAAGTAGCAAATAGAACAAATACTGATAGAAAACAAGTATACACATTATGTTTAATTTCTGTTGAAGGTCTTTTGAACGAAGGAATGCGTGTAAATACCATTCAATCTGGAACTCCCACAGAAATTGTCACTAAATTATTAACTGAAAAGTTGGGGGTATCTCCTGGACAAATTTTTACGCAGGAATCTGAAGGCAGAATAAAACTATTACCGGTAAAAAAATCTCCCTTTGCGATAATTAGATCTCTACAAACAAAAACTCTTGCTATAAATGATCCAGTTAAAAAAACCGCTTCTAAAGTAATTCCAGGAAAAGTATATAAATTGGAGGTTATTCCATTTAATGGCGGAACTAGTGATGTTGGAACTGGATCTCAAAAATCAAACGGAACTGCTGGATTTTTATTTTTTCAAACTAGAAATGGTTATGTGTTTAAATCTATTGATGAACTTTGCTCCACAAAAAATTTACCTGTAATAGGTGACAAATATACATGGAGTCCTGGAAAAACATCATACGAATCTCAAAATAAGATTCAGGAAATTATTTTTGGATCTGAGTTGGATATGATGGAAAGGATGAGGGAAGGGACATATTGTTCTATTGTTCATTACCTTGATATAAATACTGGAAAGTATGAGGAGTTTGTATATTCTTTAAAAGATACTTGGAAAGATATGGTTCATCTAGGTAGTCAAACTGATCTACCTATTGGTCAATCAACACTTGCTGAATATCCTTCTAGAGTGATGTCAACTATTGTTAATAATGAGTGTTGGTATAGTGGTGTTGAACCTGCAGTAGAAAAGTCCGAATATTTAGATTCTCAGAAAAGATATCTATCTCAAGGTCTTGCTAGAATGGGAATCATGTTTAATCAACAATTAACGATATCATTAACAGGACACTTAGAACTATCTGCAGGTGATAAAATTGATGTGAGAGTGCCGAATCAAGTTTTTGATGAAGAAAGAAGTAAAGAAGTATGGGATCCAGAACATAGTGGAACATATTTAATTAAACATTTGAACCATCAGATTGATGTTCCTGGACAAAATGTATATACTGTATTAGAATTGATTCGTGATTCTTATGGAATCAAAGATAAAGAAAGTAAAGTAATCACTAAATGACTAAAATGGAAAGTATCGAAAAGCATATCGAAAAAGACAAAGAAATCCTTGATAACCCTATGATCTCACCCAATCAACGTCGCCACATTGAAGGTGAGTTACATGAATTGGAGGAGTACGCAGAGCATCATAAGAAAGAAATTGAAGAAGGTGATCATCATGATCCCACTTACCTAGAACTTTTCTGTGATCAAAATCCATCCGAACCTGAATGTTTGGTATATGAGGACTGATTGATATGGACGGGTTGAGTAGTTTATACCCAACAAACCAAATTGGATCTGATGGATTCTCTTGGTGGATTGGTCAAATTGAATCTGATAAAAAGGGAGATTTTAAAGAATCTGGCAGATATAGAGTCAGAATTGTTGGATATCACCCTCAATCTTGCGATGTCGTAAAAACAGATGATTTACCATGGGCAATGGTAATGATGCCTGCAACTAATCCGCATACTCCGGGTGGTGCTACATCTGTGTCTGATCAACTCGGACCTGGAATTTGGGTTATTGGATTTTTCTTAGATATCGATAAGCAACAACCAATGATCATGGGATCAGTTGGTAGAGTTCCTAATTCAATGGGAGTTGCTGATGATTTAGATCCAACACCAGGACAAGCAGGATGTAAGTCATTCACAACATATGTCGATCCTGAAAATAAAATTCCATTTGATCAAGACACAGTACCATCGGAAGCAAAACCACCCCCAACTGATGCAGGTCTTCCAGCAACTTCAGGTACACCAAGAGAAGGAATTACTTCGGGAGTTACAAATGCTGTAAAGGCAAAATATTCAAAAAATAGCACAACTAACCCATCAGGAATTAATTTTTGTGTAGAGAAAGCAGATAAGTGTGGTAAAGAAACTGATCTCTCAAATACATTTAAGAGATTGTTTTCTGAGATGCTCAATGAAACTCAGAAAAATGATGGAAAACTTGGAACGTATTTGGTTGGAGAACTTTCTGGAGAACTATATGATGCTGTTGGTATTGGTAGAAAGTATGTAAATAAGTCAGTTCTTATCGTTAGAACATTTGTTGCATCTGTAAAAGGATTTATTTTAGAAAAATTAAAGGCAGGTATTAAAGATCTAATTAATATGCTCTTGTATCCAAACGATACTGGAAATTCTCTCACTTTTTTAACAAAATTTTTCAATGATATTCTAGATGAAGTTGGGTGTAGCATGGCGGATCTTGGAGATCGTCTCGCTAGATTTTTAGAAGATCTTATCTTTGGATATCTCTTTAATATCTACAAAGCAGCTGCATGTGTGGTAGACAAGTTCGTTGAGGGAATTCTTAATAAAATCCAATCTTTAATGGAAGAACTTTTGAGTGCCGTTCTTGGTCCTCTTCAAGATATCCTTGGCGCAGTAGCATCCGTTATTAATATTATTGGTGACACCATTAATTATGTTTTGGATTTACTTGGAATTCAATGCGATGGTCCTGGTAAATCGTGCTCAAAAACCACAGTAGTTTGCACTGATTGTAAAACTGACGATAGAGAAGATTTCTTAGATAGATTGTTGAAAGATATTACTGACGATTTATTCCCAGTAACTGGTGAAGATTGGTCTCAATACACTTGTGATGAAGCATATGAAGGACTCACTCTTGAAAATACTTCCGTAGTTTTTGTGGGAGGTATTCAAGATCCAATAGAGGATCCAGTCATTACATATTCTATTGCTGATCTAGAAGTAGAAGAGGGAGGCATTGCTGAATTTGTTGTAACAAGAAGTGGTAAGATTGATATTTCTTCTAGTGTGAGATATTCTACTAGAAATGGAACTGCTACTAAAAATCTAGATTATGAACAAAAGAGTGGAATTTTAGGATTTGCTCCAGGGGAAACTACAAAAACTATTTTGGTAAGAACATTTGTTGATACGGAGGATGAATTTGAAGAAGATTTCTTTATGCGTATTTTCAGAGATACTCCGGGAACAGTAAAAGCATCTGCTACGAAAAATGTTTCTCGATGTGTGATTATAGAATCAACAATTAACACTATTCCTACAGATACGCCCTCTACAACACCAATTGGAGATCCTCCACCAGTTACTCCCCCTCCCCCACCATCATATCCCCCACTAACTATCCCAGACCAGTTTCCGGACGCTCCAAGAGATCCTGAAGACGATGTAGAGAATACTACTAACCAATCATTCTATTCTGTTAGAGCGGATAAGAGTGTTGTTGAGGAAGGTGGATTTATAACTTATACTATTA